CAACATTCTCCAGTAATGACAGATAGAGGCGTATTATGTTTCGATAACGGTAATATAAGACCTTCCTCTATTCATCATTCAAGAGCTATTGAATATGATTATGGCTCTGAAGAAGTTATCTGGGAATATAAAGACGAAATGCCTCCTGCATTTTTCTCTCCTTATATGGGTAGCGTTCAAAGATTATGGAACGGTAATACATTAATTTGTGAGAGTGCATTTGGTAGATTATTTGAGGTTACTCCGGACGGTGATGTAGTCTGGGAATTTGTAATTCCTGACTTTGGTGAATATCCAGCACCCCTCAATGAATTCATAACAGGCAGACATAATAGCTGTTTTAAAGCTCACCGATATAAAACAGTAAATGGATGATTGCCTTTATTATTATAGAAAGGAAAATATGTTACCATTAGCAGGAATGCTGTTCAATGTAGTTTCAGGCTTAGTAGTAGATAAAGCTAGTACTTTAGCTAAAGAGCACGTACATAAAATGTTAGATGACGTATTAGATGATGATGCAAAAGAAGAGCTTAATAAAGTTATTGCTGATGATCCTAATCACGAACATTCATCTATTGATGATATGTTAGAAGCAGCTGCAAGTAAAAAATTAAACATCCCTATGAAAGATGGTAAACTGTTACCAATTGAAGTAGATATTACTATAAAAATAGATCCTAATACACAAGATATTGAGATCGTAAAAAACTAGTTGATTTCTACAAATAGATATTATATAATATAGTATGATTAATTGATTGAGGGAATTAAATGGATTATTTAGACGATATATTAAAAGCTGCTGGTAATGAATATGCTTCGAAAGTGTCAGAGGGTATTGAAACTGGAGATGTAGAATCGTTTGTTGATACTGGTTCTTACATCTTTAATGCGCTACTCTCTGGAAGCATTTATGGTGGCTTACCCGGTAATAAAATTACTGCATTTGCTGGCGAAAGCGCTACTGGTAAGACTTTCTTTGTCTTAGGTTGCGTACGTCAGTTCTTAAATGATAACCCTACAGGTGGTGTTATTTACTTTGAGACTGAATCTGCTCTTACTAAAAATATGATTGAAGAAAGAGGTATTGATTCTAAAAGAATGATAATGCTTCCTGTAGCTACTATTCAAGAGTTTCGTACTCAGGCTGTAAGAGTATTAGAAACTCATCTACAAGTTCCAGAAAAAGATAGACCTCCTTTGATGCTCGCTCTTGATTCTTTAGGTATGTTATCTACTACTAAAGAGATGGATGATGTTAGTGATGGTAAAGATACAAGAGATATGACTAGAGCTCAAATGGTAAAAGGTACCTTTAGGGTTTTAACTTTGCTTGCTGGTAAAGCTAAAGTACCATTTTTGGTAACCAATCATACCTACGATCAGGTAGGTTCCTTATTCCCTCAGAAGGTAATGGGCGGAGGTTCCGGCTTACACTACGCTGCTTCGTCCATTATCTTTCTTTCTAAGAAAAAAGAGAAAGATGGAACTGAGGTTATTGGTAATATTATTCATTGTAAGAACTTTAAATCTAGGATGACTAAAGAGAATAAAATGGTTGATGTTCTCTTATCTTATAAGGATGGTTTAAATAGATACTACGGTTTGGTAGAGCTGGGTGAAAAGTATGGTATCTTTAAAAAGGTATCTACTAGAATTGAATTACCTACCGGTGAAAAAGTATTTGTAAAAGCTATGCTTAGAGATCCTGAAAAGTATTTTACTAAAGAAGTGCTTGATAGACTTGATGCCGTTGCTAGTAAAGAGTTTCTTTACGGTAATACAGATCCTATTGAAGAACTAGAAGAGGAAGAAAATGTCGAGTCAGAATGAACTTACTCAAGAAGATTATGATAGGATAGATAGTTACTATAGTATAGTACCTGATCCTGATAATCCTGAAAATGAGCAACAATGTATAAGAATGGATGTAGGTCCATTCAAAGGTGTCATTTTTAAATTTGGTAAGTTTCAAGTAGCACCTCCTGATGCAGAAGGTGAAAGTACTGCAAGATATGAATATGATATACTATTGGTTCCACCTGATTTAAAAGATGTTGAACACACTGATGAAGAAGGTGAAGAATTTGAATTTATGATTGGTGAAATATTAGTGAAATTATTATGGGACAAATACAAGCAAACAGAAGCAGAAGAAATGAACAACCCTATAACTTTTGTGGAGGACGATGAATCAACGGATAGAGCACCTGATACTATCTCATTTGATACACAATGAATCGTTTTCGCGTAAAGTTACTCCTTATATTAAGTCTGAATATTTTGATGATAATGCTGAAAAGCTAGTCTGTAAGCAAATACAAGAATATATTAATAAGCATAATAGCTTACCTACTAAGCAAAGTCTTCTTATTGATATAGATCAAATAGACGGACTTCACGAAAACGAATATCAAACTGCTACTGATATAATCAATAAGTTAGAAAAGCCTGAAGGCGAAGATATAACTGATTGGTTAGTAGAACAATCTGAAACTTTTTGTCAAGATAAAGCGATATATAAAGCGGTAGTAGATGCTATTGCTATCTTAGAAGGTAATGACAAAAAGCAAAACTTATCTAAAGGTGCAATACCTACTCTACTATCTGATGCTTTAGCTGTTAGTTTTGATCCTCATGTAGGTCATGACTTTATTGAAGATGCTGAAGATAGATATGATTTCTATCATAAGATAGAGGAGAAAATTGAATTCGATCTCGAATTATTTAATAAGATTACTAAAGGGGGTCTCCCTAATAAGACTCTCAATATTTGTCTTGCTGGAACTGGTGTCGGTAAGTCTCTTTTTATGTGCCATCATGCTGCTAGTTGCCTGAGTATTAATAAGAATGTACTCTATATTACTATGGAGATGGCTGAAGAGAGGATTGCTGAAAGGATAGATGCTAATCTTCTTGATGTTCCTATGGCTCAATTAGAAGAGTTAAGTAAAGGAATGTATCAAACTAAGATAGATAAGATTAGTAAAAAGACAAATGGTAAGATTATTATTAAAGAATATCCTACTGCATCTGCTGGTGCAATGCATTTCAAGAATCTATTATCGGAATTGAAGTTAAAAAGAAACTTTATTCCTGATATTGTCTTTATAGATTATCTTAATATATGTTCTAGTTCTAGAATTAGAGCTGGTGCTAATGTAAATTCTTATACTTATATTAAGTCTATTGCTGAAGAGTTAAGAGGTCTAGCTGTAGAGTTTGATGTTCCTATTGTAAGCGCTACGCAGACTACTCGATCTGGTTTTACTAGTACTGACTTAGGTTTGGAAGATACTTCTGAAAGTTTTGGTCTTCCTGCTACTGCTGACTTTATGTTTGCTTTGATTAGTACTGAAGAGATGGAAGAGTTGAATCAGTTAATGGTAAAGCAGTTAAAGAATAGATATAATGATCCTACAGCATATAAAAAGTTTATTATTGGTATAGATAGACCTAAAATGAGATTGTATGATGTAGAACAAAATGCTCAAACTGACTTAGTTGATAGTGGTCAAGAGTTCGATGATGGCCCTGCTTTTGATGTTGCAACTGGCAATAGAATGAGAAGTAAAGCTGACTTTGGAGCATTTAGTTATGATTGATCTTGGATACATATATTCTAAAATATATTTGTTCGGAGAAATATTTGATATCTTTGAAAAAGGATATACTAAATCAACCAAAAGATACATAAAAGCATGGCATGATTTATCTAGAGAAATGAGTGACTATGCTGAACAACATTTTGATTTTGGTTGTTATATCTCAATAAGAAAAGACAGAAGCTGTGCCTTATATGAACTTAACTATGATGGTGCAGCTAATGTCCCTCAAGAACATTATGAAGACTCTGAAATAGAAATATCTATAAACTTATCCCCAGAATTATATTCCCGCCAACTTTACATACCTGATGAACAGTGGATTAAATATAAAGAACAGTTTATACTTACCTTTGTTCATGAGATGACACATTCAATGCAATTTGATGATAATAAAGATCAGGTAGATGATTATTATTCAAGCCCTTTCGAAATAGATGCATACAGTTCAGAGTTAGCTTTTGATATGCATCTATTTAACAGAAAAGCTACTGAATGTGATGCTTTTGATAGATATAGGAACGTAGATAAAAAAGTATCATCAAAAATGTACGAATTAGCAAAACAAAAGTACGAGTATCTGAAAAAACATAAATAGAACTGTAATATAATTTTTTGCAGGGAGTATTATGGATAATGTAAAGAGTTTGCATGACACTACTAAAAATGTTATGGAAACAGCAGCAGGAACTGCGTTAGCAGTAAAGCAGTTAGAAATGACTTCAAAAAGACTTATGAAAGTCTTTAAAGCGGTTAGAAATTTTGGTCAAATGGGTTCTGAAGTCAATAATGTAAAGAAAATGGCTAAAGAAATTGATGCCGTAATGGACAAATATACAGAAGGGTCAAGAGTAAAAGGCTAAGGTACATAAATGAAAAAATTCAGAACACTTGTTGCTATAGATCGCATCAAAGAAAATCATCGTATTAATACAATGATAGATCTAATCCGTGAATATATTGAAAAATTTGTTGATCTAAACGAAAATACAGAATACTATGAAAAGATCAAAAATATGTTACCAAGAATGCAAAAAATGGATAAAGATAGAATCAAAGCGATTTATCAATCTATTAGTGCTCCTCTGCTAAGAGAAACTTGTAAAGAGTTATTTAAAGAACACGGTATGGATCCGGATAGTGATAATAAAGCTGCAGTTGCTTCTGATCAATTTTATCAAAAAATATTAGATAGTTCAGACGAACCAGGATATGGAATAGCTTTAATTAAACAAATGTTAGAAGGAAAAGCCATTGATACAAAAGGGTTAATGGACGATGCTTCTAGTAAATTTATTACTATGGATGATTCTAAGTATATTACTGCTAAAGGTGGAGCAAAATTAGTTTTAGATAAAATTTATAAGTGGTTTTGGTCTTGGGAACCTGCAATGGGAAGCCGTGCAGTAGGTGGTGGAGAGATGGCACTTATATTATGTCATCCTGGTGGAATGAAAGGTGGTGAAGGAGGCACAGGCGGTGATGTTCTGTGGTCAAAAGAAAAGATGATGATTGAAATGAAAAAAGCTGGTGCTGCTGGAGCTGGATGGGGAAAATGGTCTGGTTTTAGAGATGGATTAACTTATTTTAAAGATACTTGTATCAAAGCAGGATTACCAGATAAAGATTTAGATGAAATAGGATTGGGTAAAAAACAAGGATTGAAAGGATCTGCTAATGCAGAAAAATTAGCTGCTTCATTAAATGAAGCTTCTATAATGCTTTCTGAAGCACCAAATAAAATGTCAGATTCTGATATCAATAGTATGTGGGATACTATTTGTGAAAAATGTCAAGGTTATAGAGGAAATATTAATTTCAATTGCGTTAGTCAAGGTAAAACAGACGTTAATGATTTCATGCATACTTGGGTCGCAAATGGTGTAGATGCTTATGCTAAAAAAGAAGGGCATAATGTTTTATTTTTATTTGATCCAAAAACATTGATTGCAGGTGTAGTTCAAGATGGTCAAAAATTTTATGATCTACAAAAAGGAAATAATGGACCATTTGATTATGATTGGGATGTATCATGGAAGATGATGGGATACGAACAATATGTTCCGAGATTGTCTGTAGCAAAATATAATAAAATTACACCTACTTTAGATATTAGAGATATCAAAGCAAGAGCAGAGATAGCGCCTTACATCACACCTTTAAAAAATTATACAAAAGCAAAATCTCCCAGCGCGGCAAAAGGTTTAGTTGACAAATTAT